TTGCGGCGTTTTCATAAAACTGTATTTCAGCGGCGGATAAGCTGGTTGGCAGACTGAGGGTATATACCCCATCACCGCCGACAGTTCCGCTTTGCTGGCCAACAACAACTAGATTTGTATCTTGAACTCCAGCAAGGCTAAGGACTGCACCGATATTGATAGTGCCGGTGACGCCGGTCATGGTGATGAGATGGGTTCCGGTAGATGTTCCGGTGCCGTCTGCCCCCACTTCATAAAACTGCACTTGTGCACCGCTGAGATCGACCGGACCCTTGCTCAGATCGTATCTGCCGTCACCCCCTGGTGTTCCGATTGTTTGATTGACGACAGTCAGGCCGGGATCGAGCACGCCAGCAAACACGAGCGTAGCCCCCATGTTGATGGTGCCGCTTGTGCCGAGAAAATCTATTGTGTTGCTGGTGGCAGTTATTGCCGTGCCGGTAACAGTCGGTTGCAGAATGGGAATGCTCGTTACTGCTTGGGTCGCCAAGTCCACCTCATCGATGTGACCGTTGGCCAAAAACATCCATCCCTTCTGGCCGGGTGGAGGTACGGCAAACTGTGCAGTGTTGTTGCCGTAGTAACCGAAGAATATGCGCAAGATCGGAACGCCTGGAGGCGCGGTATAAATTGCGGGACCATGGCCCCAGCAGGATCGCAAATTCCCAGGCCCAATCGCGAATAAGTTCTCGTTCCAATATTCTTCCTCGTCATCGATGGTGCCTCGACGTGCTTGCTGGTTCAGTCCCTTCCATAGATTGAGGGTAATGAGTTCCGGGGGATTTGTTGATTGGATCGGCATTGCATCAGCAGTGTGTCACTATGCCGTTGACGGTGGCGAAGCTGGCGTCGGGAACCCCGGCGCAATTGACGCCAGCACCCAGAGTACCGATGGCAATGGTCTGCCATGCGGTTCCGTCCCAGAATTCCCAGTCCTTGGTAGTACTGTTGAACCCTGCAGTGCCGGGAACCGGATTTGCTGGACGTGATGCTGTCGTCCAGTGATTGGGAGATGTCGTCAGTGACGTTTGTGCGCAAGCCGGGATTGGTCCCAGCAGAGCAAACAGGAATATCAGGACAAAACGCATCATGCGCTCCTCATTGTCGCGCCGTATGGGTTCACCAGCATTCTCGGAGCAACGACGCTGGCGCACATCGGCAGGTCGGAGTTGAACAACTGCATCATCGCTTGCGCTTCCTGCGGGCGCTGTTGCTGGATCAGGCAAAGAACAGCGGCCCAGTAGCTCACTGCGTCCGTCCACGGATACGGGATCGGGTCAGGATCGTTGTCGGTCAGAAGCGGGCTTGGGACGAGAATAAGATCGACCTCCATGGGTAGGTTTTGTGTGGGGACGGGCGCGAGATACAGTGAAGCGGCAGGACCCAGGCCATATTGGGCGAACCATCCAGGCTCGCTGATCGTACCCATGAAAGTGCGGCCGTAGATGCGAAAGCGCGCTTGGAAATCGGACCAGGGCAATCTCCTCCACATCGGTTTCCAACTGCCGCCGAGTATAGCCCATTCGCCGCTTGGCGTTTGCGCCCAACGCCCGCCAATACCCACCGAGAGCGAGCCAATCGAAAGAATACTTTGCGCTCCCGGCATGAGTTGCTGGATCAACGGGTTCCAGGCGGTGAACGGATAGATTTCCTGATTGGGAATTGTTTGCGCGCCGGGAGGAATAACCCGCAAACATCCAGACGCGGCGCAAATTCTCCGGCGCGAGCGATTGACGTAGTTGGTTAAGGTCGGGTCCTTGAAGAACTGACCCTGCGTGTCATTCAGGAAATTCTGCGTCTCGGTGATGTACTGAGCAAGCATGTCATCGCCGCCGCCGTCCACGATGAGGCTCTGGTTCCGGCTCGCCCCAGGTATCGTCCGTCGTTACCTGGGTTTCGGTGATCTCGGCCGATAGCCCAGCCATGGACGGTCGCATGCCACCGGGCGGGGCAGGGTAGACGGGCGGCCCCGGTCCAAGACCAGATGGCCCCGGTGGACCCCAACCGCCAAGGGTGATGTTAGCAGTCGTCGCAATAGGAGCAGGCAAGTGTGTCGTCCACACGCCACCCGCGAGCGTCGGTACGGTCCAGACATTGGAGACCGTGATCGGCGGATTGGGGAATGTGGTGGTGAAGACCGGCAGCAGTTGCGCGCCGGTCGGAACGGTGGCGCTGCCGGGTGCCTGAAAGCGCGGTTGAGCAAACCCTGGTGTCGATGGCGGTGTTCCGGCCGGTGCTATCGCTGGACCCACCAACGGACCAACTGGGACCGTGCCAATCGGTGGCGGGGTTGGCGGTGGAAAGGTTGGGGGAGGTGGATTGCCGATAAGAGGGGGCGGTATGATCGGCACAAAATCTGGGAAAACAGAAACATTCGGGCCAACCGTGAAAGTGAGTGCCACGGCGGCCAGGGTTGTTGCTGCACTAGTGCGATAAACGCCAGCGCCATTAGGCGTGCCGCTGATCTGAGCGACAACCGTGGTGTTGGCCGGAACGCCAGTTCCAGTAATTGTCGAGCCAAGCTGAATGGTGCCGGTTACGGAGGCAACCGTGAGACTAGTCGTCCCCGTTGACGTACCTGTTCCAGTTGCCGCAGGCGGTGCCGCAGCAGGCTCAATGCCCGCATCCACCGGCTCGGGTGGAGGAGGAGCAGGTTCATCTGGCTCCTCGTAGCGGGTTGGTCTACGCACCATCATCAGCAACACCAGGGATTGGCAAAATTCTGCGCGGAAAAGTATCGCGGAATACGCGGAAACGGCGCGCAGAAAGTGGCAAAGCTGGCAATCAGCCCAGTGCCAGGAGCACGGCTTTCGGTTTCAAACGGCCAGGGCTGACGCGGAACAGGGAATGGCCAGCAGCAACGCCCGGACTGATACCAACCCGGATCGGTACATTGCGATCCGGGAATGACATAGCGAGGACACGGCGCTGGAGCAGCAATCCTCTGTCGGCCAGACATTGTGCGCTCCCATTACGGAGGCGGCGCGGCGGGGAACCCGGCCTGACCACCTGTGATGCCCGTCATCAACAATCCGGTTGATGGCTTGGAGCAAACAAGATTAAGCGCCGTCAATGACAAACCGACACTGGCGATCTGTCCTTGTGGGATTGTTGAATACCAGCCAGTCCAAGCGAAATTTGCATCCTCATGAATTACGAGGGTGATGTATTTGCTGTTGAAACCAATTGCTGTTCCAACCGGACAATTGAGATCGAAAAATAAAGGGGTATCCCCGAGCAACAATCCACGGAAGCCTGAATTGACTGGATCGTCTTTTCCCCATCTGGAGCTTGGGTCATTGTTATATCTCTCCACGGTCATGAAGTCGGTCAACAACGTCGTCCAGTCTTCGACCGACATCACCACGAAATCCAGGGCCTCACCGCCGGAGTGTTTCACCGCTTTAAGTAACGCGGGGATCAAGGTTGCGCGGGTGAGAACGGCTCCAGCGGTGGCGATTTTGAGACCGGCCCAGGTCGGGTAGGTGGCTCGGCTGAGACCTCCGTACACATCGACAGCAGTTCCGTCGTCATAAGCGTCAAGCAACCCAAACATTTGCAGCGCGACATTGCCTGCGTTAGAGCCAAATAGCGCCGTTGCGAGTGCTCGGAGAGAGGCATTTTTCAGATCATTGAGTTTGAGCATAAGGCGGCTGGCCACCGCAATCGCATCTTGCGTAACAAGTTGTTCCAGTCCCAGCGAGCTAACTGGAGTGGCCAGCGCGCACAAGTTGAACTCAGCATTAACGGTCGCGGCGACATCCGTTGGCAAGTTGAATTGCCCACTTGGTCCCATCCACGAGGATGTCACGTATTGCCCAGTCTGTACGGGCTGCGTGTACGGGCTCACGCCGCCCGATGCGCGGATGGCATTCCTGAGAAGTAATGCCAGGAGCGGGTTCTGTCGATACAACAAGTTGACAACTGTTTGAGCAAACACTCGCCGCACTGTTGCTTGAAGCTCAAGCCCAATCGGACCCGAGGGGATCAAACCCGTTCCCAATACTGGCATTTAGTATCTCCCGCCTTTTTGCGCAGCTTCGTCTTTGCGAATTGCGCCGAGAATTTCCTTGCGTGCCCAGCCCTCGGGGTCCTTTGAAATCTCAGCAAAGTTTTCTTGTTGCTGATGATGCCAAAGACCATCGCTGGTGTCGGCCTCGCTCTGTTTGGGGTTCTTGGCGACGTGATATTCGGCAGCAACTTCATAGTCGAGCACATTGCGCTCGGCCATGAACTTCTCCAAATCTTTCATCGCCTCGTCGGTGAAGCCGTATTCTTTCTGCACTCGGGAGCGGGTCTCGGTAAACTTCTTGTTGTCCTCGTCTTCCTTGACCTTACGCTTTTCTTCCTCGCGTTCTTTCCTGTCATCGCTGAAGCGTTGATTGATACGCTCCTCGATGTCGTAATCCGGTATTTGTATTTGTGGGTACTTCTTCTTGATCAGGGCCTTTGCTTCCTTGCTGAGAGCAGGATCGTTGTAGATGCTCTCGACAAAGTCGGCGACCTGACGACGGCCTTGGAGGAAGTTGTACTCCTCGTCTGAGACTTCGCGGGGCATGGCTAGTTGTTATTTGATTTGCCGATGATCGACGGCTGTAACGGAACGCCGCCTTCAGGCTTGGGAACGATCTTTGGGATCGCGCCCCACTCACTCACCTCGGCCTGGGTATCTACTTGTAGAACGGTGCGAGGTGGAGTTTCAGGCGGACTGGTGATGGGCGGATCGTAGCTTCTGTTCTGCGCCATGTGTTTTTCCTTTACACTAGGCTCCGGGGAGCGGGGTTGAAGGCATCGGCGCGGCGGGCTGTCCTTGGCTGCCTTGCCCGCCCTGTTGCTGCTGCTGCATCAGCTTGGCCATCAAGGCGTGACGGCCGAGGTTGCGCAGCATGTCCACCAGTTGTGTGCGCTGCACACCAGCGGTTGGCTGGCCCTGTGCAACGTGGCGGCTGAGTGAAGACACCGCACGCACCACATCGCGATGCTGGGGACTGCCTGGGCCAAGGCCAGCCATCGCTTGTTGTAGCATCGAAATCGCGTTCATGATCAGGGTCATCGAATTCGCTTGGTCCCCAGGACCCGGCGCACTAACCTGCGGACCTTGTTGCTGGCGGCCGAGAAACGCCTGCATAGGAGAAGCGCCAGGGCCAGCAGCAGGACCGGGACCGGATGGGGGAGCTTGATCACCACCACCACCGGCATCAGCTTCGTCAGGCGGGCCGCCTATATTGCCAGCACCGTTCGCCATAACAGCCTCATGAGAGGCGAGAACTTAACGCTAAGTCCATTGGATGGCAACTAGCCCTTGCGGCGGCGGCCACCCTGGCCACTAGCCCTGCCGTGCGATGGTAGCTGCAAAACGTCCTTCAGGAGTTCTTTTTGCTCCTCTTGCTGCGCCGCCTCGGCCTGCTTTTTCTGCCGCTGGCGTAGACGGGCAAGCAGCAACTCTGCTCCGGGTGGATGGAGCATGTGAATGAGGTCCTCGGCATCGATAGCACCCGCGCGAGCCAATGCGATAGCCACCTGTCGGTTGTCTTCCGCAAATGCTGGGCTTGCTGAATGACTGTCAACTTGGACTTGGAAGTTGTCGGGGAGGTCATGCAGGGTAAACTCGATGCCCTTGTCGGTGGAATATATCAGCGCGTCCATAGCCTGCATGATACGCAGGGACAGATAGCCTGACTGGGCCAACTGCCGTTCAATTCGAGCAGCCTGATCAATGAGGCGGGGCGAGCTTGTTCGGACCAAAGTCTGCGCGTGAACTCCGGCTCGAACACCGGGTTCGCCCTGGCCTGACATGATTGGCGAGAAACCGCTGGCCTCGTCGAATAGCTGAAACAAAAACTGGAGTTCTTCGAGATAGTTTTGCGGCGGCGGGTCGAGGAGTTTCTGCGCTTTGGCATTTGGGTTGGCATCGTTTATAAATCCGCCCTCGTTAATAATTTTGAAGTAGGTTTCCTCAGTAATACCTGTAAATCCACTGAACACCTGCGGGGCGTTCACATTGCGGTCCCACATCACTTTGAGGTCACGCAAGCGTTTATTCAAGACATCCTGCAACATTTGCACATCGGAAATATACGACCGGCCCCAGAAATATCCTGGCGTTACGGCGGGCTGAATTTTAATAAACGAGCTATGGCCGGGAACCTTGGAAAGATTTCTGCGGGTCTTGTCGCCCTCGATGATTACATCGGGATAGACGAACTGGATGGTGGTATAATCGCCATCCCGGTCACGGTCGCGAACCCAGAGTTCGCAGAACTTCACGGTCGGCGATATGCGTCGGTTTGGCCGCCAAGGCGTTGGCACAGGAAACACGTTGACAATTCCGGCGGCCTCGCTGTTGGGTGGGTTCCCATCGCCACCCAATGGATTAAGACCACCCACCACCATCTGGTGAAAATAGGTCGGTGCCTCTTCGTCTTTTGTTGTTGGTCGGCCCGCTTCAATGCGAGCAAGTATTTCGGCGCGTCTTGGGTGCTCCCGTAAAATCGTCCGCAGCCGGGACATTGTAGGGTAGGTGACATGGCAAAACGCCTCTTGCTCGTCCAAGTCCAAGATGGTCTCGCCGAGGACCCCGAAATTCTGTGGGTGCACTGGTGCGATCTTGAACCCATGCTCGTTCGGGTAATGCTTGAGCAAATGGCATCCGTTCACCATGGCCCAGGTGACGGCTTCGGAGAATGTGATGTCGCTGTCTGTCTGGCGATAATCAGCGGTAAGTTTTTCGGAGACAAGCTGCGACCGCTCCAAGACATCTTCTGGTTCACCACTGTCGTAGACGATCTGGTATCTAACATCCGTGGGCTGCATCAAGAAGCCGGAGAGCTTGTCGATAAATGGTTTAGTTTTGTTGTAGATCGCCGCACGACTGTCGTAAGTACCCGTGTAATAATACTGAGCGGCTCTGGTATAGACCATAGCTCGCTCGTCAACGGAGGCTAGGCATTCATCGGCAACTTCCTTGACCCATAGGGTCAGGTCGCCGTCACGATCCGAACTCGGTATCTTGAGCACGCCACTCCACCTCTCGGTAAATCGCGTTCATGGTATCCGCGAGCACTGGCGAGTGCGGGAGTTTCTCCATGCACTCCCAGAGGAATTTTTCATAGGTCTCCAACTCAGGCATGGTCATCTTCGAGATTTGCGCTGCATTCACCAGCTTGGGCCGGTCCTTTTTGTCACGCACGATGAACGGCATCAGTAAACCCGCATTGCTCGCTTCTTGGAGTTCTCGATCAGATCGGGCACGGTGCCGTTTTTCAATCCGGCTTGCAGCACATCAAGTCCACTGCCGAAATTTAATCTGGTCTCGCGCCCCGCTGCCAAGGCCGCAGCCATGGTCTCGGACGGAACGCCCCTCCACTGCGATTGCACGGCGGCGGCGGTCTCGTCCTTGTAGCGAACTTTTGGTGTGCCCTCGACACGCTTTTCGTGCTGCATGTCGGCGACGTGATAGTCGTTAGCCGCAATGTCTTCGGCAATGTCGCGGGCGCGCGCGGCAGGCGAGCCGTTGATGGCGACCGGCTTGAACTCCTGGCGCATCCGGCCGCTCTCGCTGTAGTCGTCACAATGCGAGCAGTGCGGCGCGGGTGCGTCCCATTCCTCCATGGTGAGCGTGACGGTTTTCATGTGACCACATTCTTCGCACATGTAGCTGCGAACGATTGGCATCACCTGAACTCCTTGGGTATGTAATACGGCATGGTCGGTGGACTGTCTTTGTAGGGGAGATTTGGTGGTGGACGAACATCAAACTGTCCACCCTGAGTTTCCTGATATGGGAACCGGGAAAAATACTGTGATAAAGACGATGGCGGATAAAATCCTTCTGGAGAATTTGTTTTTTGTCCAGGCGTATAAGTTGGCGTGTCGGGGTAATCAGACCAGCGTCCCGTTTCTGGATTAAATTCAACCGCACCTTCAGGAGCCTGTCCGAGTGGTGAGATTGTTGGTTCCTCGGGCAGGTCTGGTGTCCAATGGGACATACCGCCCGTGCCGCTAGGGGGTATTTCAGATTGCGGCTTATCGTACAGCGATCTGAGTTCTGGATTTTGTTCCAAAAAATCCATCAATTCCCTGGACATTGGCGGTTGCTGTGGCTGTTGCGGCTTGGGTAAGCGCTGCGCCATGCGCGCCAAGCTCAGTAATGATGGAAACATCTCGCCAAGCAAGCCAGACATCAACGACATCATCACTAAATTTGCGGCTTGGCTCTCGACCCGTCCACGCGCGCCCTCCGGCATGGTCTCGTTGAGACCCTGTAATGCAGGGTCAATCTGCGGTATCCCCGATAGATCAGGACGGTACCGCTCGCTGGGCATCAGAACCGCTCCTTACGCTCGCGCGATTTGCGGTTGATCATACTCATGTGTTGACTAAACGCAAAAGATAGCATTTGCGCCGGGTCGGACGGAGGCTTTGCCCCCTTGATGCGATCCCAGGTGTGGTTGCGCGCCACCAGCATTGGCCTGCGCCATTCGACCCAGGCATGGTGAGCGAGGACGAGGGCCGAGACGAGATCGTCATTGGTGCCGGTGTCAGGGCCAGCGCCAATCCAGCCCTCGTCCTCAACGACGGACTGCATTTGATAGATTAGTTCGGGGGAGCGGATTTCCAAGCGGCGAAGCATCAAGCTGTCGCGCAGTTCTGAATAGGTCTGAGATTTATTATCAATATTTGCCTTCCAAGCAATTACATTTCCAGCACCGCCAAGCGTGTCGGCCCTCTTATATAAGAACCAACGCACGTTGCCGATCATATCCAGAATGTTTTCGCTGCCGGGAGCGCCCTGTAGAATTCCACGCTCGGCTAATTGTCGAAGGTTTCTAACTTCAGGAAGCACCGCCGCACCAACACCAGTAACTTCAAGATTGGCAAGGTGATCACGATAAGCCCCCGCAAGATGAGCAAGT